AACAGCACATGAATGTGGACCGCATCCAGGTAGACAACTACGGCGCCATGCTGGATGCCTTGCAGGATATTTATAAGGAAGCCAGGAACGGAAGTCTCCCTTACAAAACGCTCGTCATCGACACGGGAGACCGTCTGTGGGACATGTGCGCCCGCCAGGTCATCAAGGACTACAACGCCTCCCCCAAGGATGGGAAAATCTCATCCATTGAAGGCATCAGCTACAGCAAGGGTTATTCCCAGGCTAGCGAAATGTTTGTTAATCTACTTTCCATTTTTGACAACATCCGTAATGCGGGGCTGCACATTGCCGTTGTTTGTCATTGCCGGGTGGAAACAATTAACCCCCCGGAAGGGGAGGCGTACTCCATGTACACCATCAAAATAAACGCCCCGGCCACACAGGCCGCCCCCGCCAAGGAAAAGCTCAAGGAATGGGGGGACGCCATTCTGTTCTGCAACTACGTGACCACATCCGTGGGCAAGGGAAAGGCCAAAGGCGGGGAACTCCGGGCCGTCTACACGGAACACCGGGCCACCTGGGAAGCCAAGAACAGGCACGGCATGCCTGATGTAATGGCAATGGACGCCGGGGAAATCTCCCGCTTTCTGTTCGCTGAGAGGGCCGATTCTTCCGGGGACGCTCCGGTAAATGCCGCCCCTCCGGCAAACGATGAACAGGCACCACCTCCCGCCACGCAGGATCAGTTGGACCCCGCCTTGGTGGGCCAACTGGTCGCGGTGATCGAAGACGTGCCAGGAGCCCTGGCTTTTCTGGCGTACAAAAAGGAAATCCGGCCGGGGCAGGACCTTAAAGCTGTATCGGAAAAATTCGCTTCTTTCATCCTTTCCGCCCCTGATCGGTTCAACGCTGCCGTTCTGCAGCACAACACCCCCGCCGCCCAATGAAAACCGTCGAATGTATCAACGTCGCCCGCGAAGCCGGGCATGCCGTCCTCTCCCTGGACGGGGCGGAATACTCGGTCAGCCTGGACGATTTGAGCAAGGTTCTGAAGGACATTGCCGGAACTTGCCCGGCGCCGTCCATGGAACTCTTGAGGCCGTCCCTGCTCCCCAAGCTGGCGCAATGCCCGTGCTTCGTCTCTTCCTCCGACGCGGGGGAGGCGGCGGAACGGGGAACCCGCATGGATACGGCGTTCAGAGATTTGCTCATGGGCGTGGACGAATTCAAAGCGTGTGAACACCTGGAAGCCGATGGAAAAGAATCCGTGCTTTGGGCGGTGAAAATGGTCCGGATGCTCTGCTCCGGTGAAGAAGTGGTTGTTGATAAAAAACGCTGCTCTTTTCCGCAGTGGCACCCCCGCGTGACAGGCGGAGAAGCGGACTGCCTCTGCCCCGCGCTCGTCAAACTCATCGACCTCAAAAGCGGCCAAATCCGCAACTACTGGGAACAGCAAGCCTCTTACGCAAAATCCTTCATGGAACGGGAATTCCTGGATGAAATCACCTGCCATCTTCTCTTTTGCGACCAGCGGCAAATCGTCACCCGGAAATTCACCTACCAAGAAGCCATTGACATTGTCAACGGCGTGGTGGACTCCGTTGACCGCGGCGACGGGCCGCGCCTCTGCGAATACTGCGGCTGGTGCGCCGCGCAGAACACTTGCCAGCTACGGAACCAGGCTGCCGGGGAAGCTTTGACGCTGGCAGCCTCCGGAACGCTGGAAGAAAGCTTTGCGGCCATCTCCCAGGACCCGGTGAAACTGGCGGATTTTATCACCAAGGCTGCTGTCCTGGAAAGCTACGTCGAAAAGGGAAAGAAAAAAATCCTAGAATATCTCTCCAATAACAAGGAGGTTCCCTGCTTCAAGCGCATTTCCTGCAAGGGAAAATCTACCATGGCGCCGGAAGACGTTGCCAAGTATGCCACCTGGATTGGCGTTCCGAAACTCCTGAAAGCCTACGGCCCTCTTAGCGCCGCCACCTTCCGCAAATTGTTCGAGGAAGCTTTGCCCGAAAAGAAATTCCCGGAAGAGCTGGTCAAGACGGGGGCCGGTTATTCCTACATCAAACAAACTCCCGTTCCTAAAACCACAACCAACAAATAATCATTATGTTTAGCTATATTTCAGAAGGTGAGCCCAAAGAATACGGATTCCTCCCTGCCGGCGTTTACGAAGGAAAAATCGTCAAGATGGAAGAAGGAATCTCCCAGGGCGTCAAAACGCGGGGCTGCCAGCAGCTGATTGTTCACATCAAGGCATTTGGCCCCGATGGGTCGGCGACGGTTCGTTATTTCCTGACCGCCAAAAAGGAAATGAACTGGAAGATTGACTCTTTCGTCAAAAATGTAACCGGGCAGGTATTTGATTCAGGTAAACAGGTAATTATCAACGAGGCTGATTTCATCGGTAAACCATGCTATGTGAGAATTATCGAACAGCAGGGAGACCGCCCCAAAGCTGACGGAACATATCCGGTCTTTAGCAACTGTTCTGACGTGTTGGACCCGGACGAGGCTCGCGCCATCATGGCGGAACAGGCCCGTGTAGAGGCTGCGCGGAGGGATCGCCAAGCCGCGGCGAATACACCGCCCCGTCCGGACGACCTCCCGGCCAACAACCACATGAGCGCCACGGCAGGACTGCCGCTGGAAGATGATGACATTCCCTTTTGATGAACGGCTATGAGCGCACGAATTGAAAACGAAAAGGAGACAATCCTTGAGGCTGTCCGAATGGCCTTCGGTGAATTCGATGACTACGAGGACATCAGGCGCCAGGCGGCAGAAGATGAATCTGATTTCAGCTTGTCCATCAACGTCAAAATTCCAGATGGAGAACAAAAGGTCTGCGTGAAAGTGTCAGGCTCCATCAAGAAAGTAGCTGTGGCGAATGCCTATTTTGAGGACGACGGGCAGCTTAAACTGGACTTTGACGTCGAATCCCAGGCCCGCGAAATAGAAAGGAACTCGAAAGTATAATGAACAAGCCCGTTGTCATTACTCTGCCTATCGTTCCTCCGACGAAAACGCACCAGGACAAAAAGATTGTCCGTATCGGTAAGCACTCCAAGTTAGCGGACACGAAGGAGTTGAAGTTGGTTATCAGCGATTACTTGACCTTACTGAACCCTTATAAACCGGACCGGCCCCTGACGGGGCCTGTCCATCTTGGATTCCGGTTTGTTTGGCCTTACCGCAAAAGCGAACCGAAGAAGAACAGGGTTGGACTCATACCGAAGACGACCAAGCCGGATTGGGATAATCTGGCAAAGACGTTGCAGGATGTGATGACCAAGCTGTTGTTTTGGCAGGATGATGCACAGGTATTCTCCGCATCCGTGCATAAATGGTGGGGGGAGGAACCCGGAATTACTATTTTTATTCAATCTGAGAAAGAAAATTAAAATGAAAGATATTAAATGCCCGCTGTGCGGGGGAAAGCCAGAATATATTGAATTCGGATGCGGAGACGGAGAATCTGATCTGATTCAGTGTAATTGCGGATTATGCACTCCTGCTGGATCTTACCCAAACGGGGAAGAAAACTGCTGGAAGGACTGGGAAAAGCTTATCTCCAAGTTCCCGCCCATCATGCGGGTGAAGGTAGGAGATAAAGTTGAAGTATTGGAAACAGGAAATAAAAGCCTCATATCGGAAGTTAGACAAGTAAGGGTAAAACAAGGGGTCATAGCTGTAATCGGAAGTAGAAGATTGTACAATACTATTGATGTATTTAGATGGCCGTGGGAACTTGAACGGAAAGGAGGGGCGGAACAATGAAAAGGAACCCTCATATCATCGTCCAGCAGGTTTGCCCGTGCAGGAGAACCAAAGACGGGAAATATGAAGTCCAGGTAGCGATTGTGCACCACAATGGCATAACGGGCCGCTATCGCATGGAGTACCCCACGAAACGACATGCACGGTGGGCGCAGCACCTTATTTGCACGGCAAAGAATGCCTCACGCCTCCGTTGTTTCAATGAACTTAAATCCTTAATTGAGAAAGGAGGCTCGCATGAAGCTGACGCCTGAACAGAAAGCTTCTTTTGAGTATGGATTTGAGAAAGGTCGGTTGAGGATGGCCATTGATACCATACGGCGCAGAGCATGGGAGAGACATGAAGCCAGATATGGTGAAGTAGTGTTCCCCGTAAGAGAACTTGTTTGGAATGAGTTTAACATCAAAGGCATCATTGCATGCGTCCGGCAGAAGCGGGCCGCGTGCAGGGCGTGGAATCCACCGGACGGACGGGATTGCCCTAACTGTTTTTACAGTAGCAACCGTCGCTGCAAGCTGCCTTGTTCGCAGTGTTGGGGACACTGTCTATGGGAGCCGAGAAAGGAGGGCAAGTGAACACTAGAGCACCACGGAAAAGGGCTCTGGCCCGGTATTTAGGGGGGAAGAACAGAATCGCCCCCTGGATTATCGGTTTCTTCCAGCCTCACAAAATCTACGTTGAACCGTTCGGCGGTTCCGGGGCGGTCCTGCTCAACAAGCAGCCCGCCTGGCTGGATGTTTATAACGATCTCTATGACCGGATTGTGAACTTCTTCGAGGTACTACGTGATCCGGAAAAATCCGAACGGCTGGCCCGGCTTGTCGAATTAACTCCCTACGCCCAGGGAGCCTATGCCCGGTCTTTTGAAATCGCTGAAGACCCCGTTGAAGATGCCCTCCGCTTTGCCGTCAACAGCATGATGAGCTACGGCGGGGGAATCTATAAACCAGGCTTCAAGCGCGACGGCGTGCTGCGGACGACGCCATACCCCCAAACATGGAGGGAATATCCGGACGTTGTGAGGGAGTGTGCTGCCGAACTCCGGATCCGGAATATCGAGATCAACAACATGGACGCCCTGCAGGTCATGTCCCGGTACGATACGCCGGATACACTGCATTACGTGGATCCTCCCTATGTGCAATCTACCCGCGGCAACCGTGTGAGGTACTCGCATGAGTACGACCAAGAGGACCATGAGCGGCTTCTTATCTTTTTGAAGACGCTGAAAGGCAAGGTTGTCCTGTCCGGCTATGATTCCGATCTCTATGCCCGGCATTTGGCCGGGTGGAGGAAGGAATGCAAGGTCTCTCACGACACGCAAGGCGGCAAAAAGATCGAATGTCTTTGGCTCAACTACAACCCCCAACTGACGCTTTTTTGATATGCCAAATAGAATAATCAGAGAAGGAATTATCACCAGTGAAACGGTCAATTCCCTGAGCTGGGAAGCCGAGACGTTTTATCGCCGCTTGCTCTCCGTTGTGGACGACTTCGGGCGTTTCGATGCCCGCCCGTCTGTCCTGCGCTCTGCCCTGTACCCCCTGAAGCTCGACTCCATGAGGGAGGATTCCGTTCAACGTTGCCTCAAATCCTGTGAGGCAGCCCGGCTCGTCGTCCTGTACTCCGTCGAGGGAAAGGAATATCTGGAAGTGACCAACTTCCGGCAGCAGGTACGGAGCAAGAAAAGCAAATACCCTGCACCTGATGCACACATGCACAGCAGATGCGCAGCACATGCACAGCAGATGCGCACTAAGACGGAGTCGGAGACGGAGACGAATAATACCCCCTTACCCCCTCCGTGTACCGTGGAGGAAGTCGAAGCCCATTTGCGTGCCGCGGCTTTTGCGGGCAGGGTTCGGTTAGCTCCTGACCAGATTCCGGATTGTGCAACAGCATACATCTCCAAACGGGATTTGACGGATTGGAAACGCGGAGAAATTCCCATCACCGCGGCCAAATGGAAATCTGACTCCATCAATTTTGCCGTCAGTTATTCCGCCAACCATCCCGCACAGCCGGGAACAGATAAAGACCCATACAGCAATCTTGAAGAACTTTAACAATCAACCTATTTCAAAAAATGATCGACTCACAAACACTTATTGACGCTGAAAAACTGGTGCTTTCCCAGGCTATGGACGGCACCCAGGCATTTACGGACTTCCGGGACAAGGGCATTTCCCGGCAGACATTCAGCCTCCCGGCACATCAACAGATTTGGTCTGCCTTGGAAACCATTGCCAAGACAGGCGGCACCGTGGATGCCCTGACCGTCATTGCTCACCTGGAGACTCAAGGCCAGCTTGACGCCGTAGGAGGGCACGCCGGGGTGGTAGAGATTGCCACCTATGGAGCCCTTGCCCGCTACAAAACAGACGCCGCGCTGGAAATGGTCACGGAAGCCGCAAAAAAGCGCTCTCTGCTTGCTTTTGCGGGCCAGGTAGGAGAATACGCAGTTGACCAATTCAAAAGCGCGGAAGAGGTTCTGGACGAAATCGAACGCGGCATGTCCTCTCTGCGGGACAAATGCGGCGTCAAGCAAACTGAAACCATCCGCGGGGCGGTGGGCTCCATCATTGAAAACCTGCAATGGCGCATGAAGAACCCCGGCGCCATCAAAGGTATCTCTTCCGGGTTCCGCCGCCTGAACCTGACCCTGGATGGATTGCAGCCCGGCGCCATGATCGTGATCGCCGCCCGGCCCGGCGTTGGGAAAACCGCTGCCCTGGTCAACATCCTGACCAACATCTGCCTGGAAGGAACCCCTGTGGGAATGTTCAGCCTGGAAATGCCGAAAGCCCAGCTTTTGGAACGCATCCTTTACGGCATGGCCGGCATCAATTCCGACGACATTCGCCGCGGCAAGCCGATGACGGTCGGACAGCAGCAGCATTTCACGGCTGCCGTGCGGAAAATCACGGACGCCCCGCTGCACATCGACGATGAAAGCGCCCTGACCATCGAAAAAATCAAGGCCCGCGGGCGCCGGATGGTAAGGGAACACGGGGTCAAGTGCATCGGGGTGGACTACCTGCAGCTTGTGCGCTCCACGTCCCAGCAGGCCCGCGGGAGCCGGGAACGGGAAGTCTCTGAAATCTCGGCTGGCCTGAAGGCTATGGCAAAAGAGTTGAATATTCCCGTCCTGGTGCTGGCCCAGCTCAACCGCGACGTGGAAAAGCGTCAGGGCAAATCCCAGGGCAAGCCGGTTGTTTCCGACCTGCGCGACTCCGGCTCCATTGAACAGGACGCGGACCAGATCATCATGATTCACCGGCCCGGAATGTACAACCCGGAGAAGCACGCTCCAACGGAAGCGCAGTGGATTATCGGCAAAAACCGCTTCGGACGGATGGGCCGTATTCAGTTTAAATGGACTGCGGAACTCACGAAATACGAAGAAGAATCTACAACCACCAGCAAATCATGAAAAAACTAGACATCCAAACCAATACATCAGGCGCCCATAAGTTGAGAATGTCTCTCAACCTGGGGAAGAAATACAAGAGGAAAAGAATCAGTATCGGCCTGGAAACTCACGACTACATGGAAGCACAGCGTCGGGGATTGATTATTCTCCGGTTCGCTCAACGCCTCGGAGTTTATGACCGGGATATTCCTAAAGAACCTGAAAAACAAGGGCCAGAAATAGCAAATGACTTGCCTCTTTTTGATGGTAAAAATATTCACAAGTCATAGGTTAATAATGACTATGAGTGATTAATAACAAATAGAAAATCAATGAACAACAAACAAAAAGAAGCAGTGGCGCGTACAGTCTTGTCAGGAGTGCCCGTTTATTGCCGCTTTGACGAAGTCCGCAAGGCTGCCGACCTTGTGGAAAATCCGGACAATCCCAACCGCCACCCGCAGACACAAATTGAGCGGCTGGCGGAGGTGATCAAACTGGCAGGTTGGCGAGCTCCGGTCACTGTGTCGGACTTGTCCGGCATGATTGTCAAAGGGCATGGACGCTTGGCAGCTGCCAAGCTGGCCGGCCTTGAGGAAATCCCCGTAGAAGTCCAGCACTATGATACGTTGGAACATGAACGTGCGGACATGATTGCCGACAACCATCTGGCGGAGCTGGCTGACCTGGATGGCGATGCATTGGCCGCTCTCTTGTCAGACCTACAAGAAGCGGGTAGTCTTGACATGACTGGGTTCACATCTTCGGATTTAGAAGAACTGTTGAAAGGAAGCGCTGGAGAAGGTGATGAAACTCCAGACTTGGGGGACACGACGGGCATCGTTCCTGAAAACCAGTATGGCGTCATCGTCATGTGCGCGTCAGAATCAGAGCAGGAGGATGTCTATACGAAACTCATGCAAATGGGGTATAACTGCAGGGTCGTCGCCGTATGAATATCCAGGTGCACAACAAGGTTTCCGACTTCTCTACCTACCGAGCAGCGCGGGTAAAAAGCCTTTTCAACGCGGAAAACGGCTGCAACTTCGACCTTGAGATTGAGGCCGATCTTTCCGGTGACTGGCAAATTGGCGTTGTTGTCGGCCCGTCCGGGTCAGGCAAAACCTCGATTGGCAAAGTCATCTTCGGGGAAAACCTCATTCACGACTACACCCAAGGTTGGGAACCGGACAAGCCTATTGTCGACAGCATTGCCCCTGCGGGAGACTTCAATGAAGTAACGGGAAGCTTGGCCGGCGTTGGACTGGGGGATGTTCCCTCTTGGCTGCGCCCGTTTCATGTCCTCTCCAACGGGGAGCAATTCCGGGCCGGATTAGCTCGGCTCCTTTGCGAAAAACCAAGAAAGGTTGTCGTGGACGAATTTACGTCGGTAGTCGACCGCCAAATTGCCCGTATTGGTTCGCTGGCGTTTGCTAAAAGCTGGAGGCGTGGGAATCCAGGTGGCCAGGTCGTGCTGCTGACGCCTCATTACGACGTCCTCGATTGGATTCAACCTGACTGGATCATCGACACGAAAACCGGCCATTTTGAAAGGGGGTGTCTTCGGCGACGCCCACCGATGGAACTCGAAATTCTCAAGACGGACAGCCGTTATTGGCGTTACTTTAAACCGCATTACTATTTAGACCTGCCCATGCCTCCGGCTTCGGAATACTTTGTCGGAATAGTCGACGGAGAATTGGCGTGCCATTTGGCCGTTTCTCCCTTCTTTACCGCACCAGGTTATCGAGGAACACGCCTGGTCACGATGCCGGAATGGCAGGGGGCCGGTGTAGGTCTTCGTTTCCTCAACTGGTGCGCCCAATACCACCTTGAGGGGCGTGGAAGGTGTGGGCGCAAGCTCCCCACTTACTTTCACACCTCTCACCCCCAACTGGTTGGTGCATTGCGACGGTCTCCCCTATGGGTTCAGGTTTCCGCACATCTCTATGGGGACAATAAAGCCAAGAGCACTCTATCCATCAGAAGAAATAAAAAGGCTTCCACTCTGTCAGGGGTATCTACTGGTTACGGCGGCCATTTCCGCGCCGTTCAAGGTTTCAAATATATAGGAAAACAATCATGAACATTTTTATTTGCGGTCAAAAATCATTCGGGAAGGCGGTTTTTACCGCTCTGCGGGAAGACGGGCATAACATTGTCGGCGTGGCGCCGGCTCCGCAGGAACAATACTACGACAAGCTTCACGGAATTGCTCTGCGTTATCATGTGCCCGTTGTTTGTGATGCGGGGAAACTCACTTCCTCCCATATTCCGGAACATACCGATTTGATTATTTCCGCGCACTCGCATTGGTACATATCCGACAAGGCGCTCGCCAAGGCCCGGCTGGGAGGAATTGGGTTCCATCCGTCTCTTCTTCCCCGGCATCGGGGACGGGATGCCGTGCGCTGGACGATTGCCTGTGGAGATCCCGTAACAGGTGGTACCATCTATTGGCTGGACAACGTGGTTGACGGCGGTCCTGTTCTGCTGCAGCGGACTCTTTTTGTCAATCGAGCGTGGACCCATCATGACCTATGGGAACGTCTCTTTCCCTTCGGTGTGCAGATGATGCGTGACGCCGTTCGCATGCTGAGCCTTGGACAGATCGTTCGGGAGCCACAAGACGAACAATTCGCCACATGGGAGCCGCCCTTTGATCCGTCATCACGGCTATTCAGACCAGAACTCTTTCAATTGCCTGCCCCATGAGCAACAATCGAGACAGTCACCCGACTCCAGGCGGATTGGTAACTGCTGAAAAGCTTTCCCAATTGTTGGGGCTTTCAGTAAATAGGGTAAAAACCTTGCGTGCGGAAGGGGCGTTTGTTACCGCAGAGTCCCAAAATGAGGGCCGGAAATTCATATTGGGGGCATCTTTGATTTCATATATAAAGTATTTACAGGCACGCCAAGATAACGCGTCCGTTCGCCGCCAATATTTGGAGGCAAAAGCGCGTCGAGCCTTGGCCCGCGCGAAAATGGAAGAAGATCGCCTTTCTTCTGACACATAATCCCCTGAAAAATGGCAAGACCCGTTGACATATTCCGGCGCAAGAAGATAGATGCTCGCCCCATGTCCACCCGCGAGCGGGCCATGCTGCCCGCCGCGGAACGGGTGAATTCCATCTTCACGGCGGATACGGAAAAGGCCAGCCTCCTGCAACGCCTCGCCAACATGCTTGACGACTTCCTGGCCGGGAAAAGGCAGGAAATCATTCTCCCGGACGGCACGTCAACAATGGTGGGGGTGATGCAGGGCAAGGCGGACTTCATCGCCAAGGCCCGCGGCTTCATGGCCGCGGAAGGTATGACGCCGGATGCCCGCGACAACCATATCACCAACATCGGCGCCCGGTCCCGTCTTGCTCTCATTTTCGACACCTACACCCGTTCCTGTTACGGTCAGGCCCGCTGGGAAAGCGGGATGACGCCGGAAATGCTCCACGCTTACCCGGCGTGGCGCTTTGTCCGGCACCCGGGAGCTAGGATGCCCCGCCCGCTGCATGTCCTGCATGAAGGCGCCGTCAGGCTCAAGACGGACTTCCAATTTTGGGCCGTCGAGATGAATTCTCCGGCTATTGGGGGCTTCCTGCTTCCCTGGCCGCTCTACGGCTTCAACTCCTGGATGGACATTGAGAGCGTATCCCGCGCCGAGTGCATCAGGGCCGACCTGATTGGCTCCAACTGGACCCCCGGTTCGGTGGACCTGTCCCAGTTCGGAGCAACGCTGCCGGAACGCCTCATGAACCGGTCCGCTTCCGTACAGAAGATAAAGGACCCCGCTCTTGCCGCCCGCCTCCGGGAAAGCCTCAAGAAGCGCCTTGGAACGGACGCTCTGGACAGAGACGGACGGCTTGCCATTCCGGCCCGCGAGCTCGCCCAGCGCATGCAGCAACAGGCGGAGCAGGGGAGCACACAAAACGTGTTGCCGGCGCAAATGGGGCTCGATTTGCTCAACACGGAAAGAAAGGACTCTGCTATAGCGGATTTGATGAAGAAGTCTGGATTGAGACCACGTGGAAAGGCCACTCTGGAACAGATAGAGGCGTTCATGAATGACCTAAAAACCCGCCATCCGGAAAGGGATTGGGTCAAAGAAAAGGTGGAAAATGGAGTTTCCGGTGAGTTTCGTCCCATGGCAAAGGAAACTATCCATAAAAACATGAATGAGTTTATGCGGATGGTGGATCCTGAAATTTTGAATAATCTGCCGTCTCTCAATTCCGTTCATAAGAATTTAAATTCTGGCAATAGGGGGAGTTATAACCCCATAACCCGGACCATTTTTTATTCCAGCGGAGAAGAGTTCGACAAAGATAATCATTTTCATGAACTGGTGCATTGGCTGCATTTTAACGCAGAAGATGCGAAAAAGAAGAAGCTCGGTGATTATTTCCAGAAGAGGATCAAGAACGAGAAAAAGGGGCGCCTGTTTTGCGGTTCTGGTGGTTATTCCGACCATTTTGCACCGTCATTTGAACAATGGGATGACTATGCCGGAAAAATTTATGGGCGAGAACCCGTTGACGGCATGCCTTACGGAGTGGAGATGCCTACGCGCCACCTCCAAAAGCTGGCTTTGTCTCCGGACGAGTTCTTGCGATACTGGAATGACACAAGGGACGGCAAATATTATTGGCGCATGGCGTTTTTAAGAAGTTTAACATTACTGTTCAGATGAATAAAAAAGCACTAGAGTTATACCGGGAATATCAGTCTGGAAAATTAGAGGTCAACAAGCTGATTAACAAGCTTGCTGATTTGTGTGAAATAGGAGAATGCAAGGAAGAAGAATTAATTATTGCAGAAATGGAAGCTGGGATTTGCATCATACCGACACTGGCTGCCGCGGTTGAGCTGGAATTGCATTCCCGAGAACATCCTGAAATGAGAGGAAAAATCTTTTTAGAATGAAGAAAAAATCCACCATTCCACTGAAGAGGACAGGACGTCCGACCAAATACACGGACGCTCTGGCGGACGAAATATGCAGACGCATTGCCGAAGGGGAAATGTTGATGCAGATTGTACGGGACGGGCACATGCCGGAACGTAAGACAGTCTATAACTGGATGTATGAGCATGAAGACTTTTTACACAACTACGCGCGCGCGTGCGAGATGTCGGCGGACGCTCTAGTGGAAAAGGGCCTGGAAATCCTTGACGGGAGCAGCCCCGATTGCGCTCAGGTGGACAAGAATAGAGCCGAATACCGCAAATGGCTGGCAGGGAAGAGAAATGCCCGCTACGGGGAACGGAAGGCCGTAGAACTCACCGGAGCCAACGGCGGCCCCGTGGAGATGATCACAGACCAGGACGAAGTCAGGATAGCTTCCGTCATGGACAGGATTGACGCCATCCGCAGGAAGAGGGACGAAGAAGACCATGGCGGAACGGTGTGACGACATAGTGGCCCGGTGCCGGTTGCGTCTGGCGGAGTTTGCCGTCGCCATGCTAGGGCTGGACCCCTACGACTGGCAAATCAACGCCTATGAGGACATCAACGACTTCCGGCGCACGGCCATTGTGGCGGCCAATGGTTCCGGCAAGACGGTTTCCCTAGTAGGCCCTGCCGTGCTGTGGTGGCTCTACTGCTTCCCCCGCGGGCGCGTTGTCCTTACCTCCGGCTCCTGGCGGCAGTTGAAAGACCAGCTTTGGCCGGCTATTCGCGCTTACCAGTCACACCCGGCTTTCCAGGGCTGGACCTGGAACATGCTTGAGATCAAGACGCCGGAAGACGGCTTTACGTCCGTGTTTTCCACCAGAGACGAGAAAAAGGCGGAAGGGTATCACGCCACGGCAGAGTCTCCGGTCCTGTACATCGTGGACGAAGCCAAAGGCGTCCAGGACGGCATTTTTGAGGCGGCGGACCGGTGCACCGTTACCCGGTATCTGTATCTTTCCTCTCCCGGCCCGGCCATGGGGAAGCATTACCGTTGCTTTCACGACGAGGCAAAGAACTGGCGGCGTACCAAGGTCACGTCCTTCATGTGCCCCCACATCCGCCCGGAAAAGCGAGCGGAAGACATGGAAACCTACGGGGAGTCACACCCCCTTTACCGCTCCATGCACCTTGCAGAATGGACGGAAGGGGAAGACATGCTTGTCATTACTCCGGAACAATTGCGCCATGCGATAGACCATCCTCCGGCGTTCAGGTCCGGGGGACAATGGGCCGCCCTGGACTTTGCCGCGGGCCGTGACGAAAATGCCATTGCCATACGCAAGGGGAACCTTGTCAGGCTGGACCAGGCGTTCAGGAACACAAGCACGGTACAGGCCCGGCGCCGGATGGCAAACCGCCTCAAGGAACTAGGCATCGAATCTCACAACGCATGGGGCGACGCTGACGGGCTGGGGCTGCCTATCGTGCAGCAAATGGCGGAACCTGTGGACTGCGGGGGGGACGGCTACCGCATCAAGGAGTTCCACGGCGGCCAGCCGGGAGAAGATACGGAACACTACCTCAACACCATTTCCGAAGCCTGGATACTGGGAGCCCGCGACATCGTCAACGGCAGGATACGGATTGACGAGCTCGACCCCGAGACGTTCCGGCAGATGACAACTCGCCTTATGGAGTGGGATCACAAGGGGCGCCTCCGCGTGATGTCCAAGGAGGACATGCGTTCACACAGCTTGCATTCACCGGACCGCGCCGACGTGATTTTCATGGCTATTTGGGCCGGGCGCTCCTCCCGTGGCGTCTGGACGGAGGACACGGAGGTTTACACGCCTCCGGGCTCGGAAAACTGGTATCATGACTCTTGGACGGAGGGGCCTGTCTCCTGCGAAATATGAGGGCCAGTCCCGGCTATTTACGGATTTGAGGATTGCCGCATCATGTCCGTATGAGGCAAGCGGCTCACTACGATTTACACACCACCGAAGGACTGGCACAGGTGCAGCACCTGCGCTTCATCCTGCCTTCCGGCGAGGTAGACACGCAGTACAATGGCATGACCATCCGGGGCGGCGTCCTGGATGACGGCATCCGTGAAATACCCGGCTCCGAAATCATTGACGGGAGGTGCGCCTTGCAGCTTCCCCGGCTTGCCGCTGGCTGCCATCGGTATGATGGCGTTGTCTCCGGCGACGGAACGGACAAGCCCCTGCTGGCGGGCGTCATCCATGTGGCCCCCCGCGTCACTCCTGTGGACGTAGATGACAACGCCCCCGCGGATTATCTCGACATCGTGATTCCGGAGGATGAAGGCGGCACCATTACCGTTATTTCCGAGTCTCCTGCTTGGGTGGATGATGCCGTTGAGAAATCCCTTCAGGAGCGCGGCATGTACGTGACCCCCGTGGATGGTGAAACCGTCTTGACCATGTCGGCGGGAACCAGCACGCGGGACTTCAACTATTTCACCTTTGCCCTCAATAGCACTTATATTTCCGGGCATCTGGCTGGCTCCTACAGGCTCAACAAGATTGCCTTGCAGACTCCGGCCAGCGAAGCCAACGGTACGCGCTGGATGGCGCGTTTGTGCAGGTATTCCGCGGGGCTGGCTCTTCCGCTGGAAGTGCTCGGCACCAGCACATCAACGGCGTCCTGGACCTCCATCAATGCTACAACGATGGAGTGTCACTGGAATTTTGATGGACTCGTCGTTTCTACGGCAGACCGGCTCATTTTGGAAGTGTATGCCGTGGATAGCTCCGGAACGACCGTCAGCAAGGCCCTGATTGCTTACGGGGCCGCGGCTGCACACGGGGGAACGGAAGGGGTACTGATTGTCTCCGGTGACAAGTTGGCATGGCGTAACTACTCCCGGCTTGCCTTGACCATGTCCGTTGCCTATGACGACGGCGTCAGCGTCGGGGGAATCGAATTGGCCTCCCGCAGACACTTTGACGCCCTGTCCGCCAATGTGGCGGAAACAGGGAAGCAGATTGCCGACGATGCGGACGCCGCCCAGCAGGCCAGGGAAGAAGCCGAGCAGATTGCCAGCGGCATGACATTGACCACCGGAACGATTACCACCGGCGTCCCCGGCAGCCAAGCCACGGCAGAACTCAAGCCGGGCAGTACGGCGGGCTCCTACACTCTCGACATGACCATACCGCGGGGAGACGTGGGAACCGTGGACACAGCCCAGGCTTACACCTGGACACAGCCCCAAACCTATGACGCCATGATCAACGCCAATGGCGGCATCAATATCCCGCTGGCTGCCGGGGCCGCTACAGATACCACATCCGTCAGCCGGGCTTATGCCCTGGGGATGGCCCATGCGGCCATGATGCACCAGACGCGCACCTATTGGGTCACATCCTCCTGCACGGCTACTAATGGAGTGGCAATCAATCATATTGCGCCGGGATGTTACTGCGAGGCCATCTTGGCGGCCAATATCCGGACATCCGTCACACTGCCATCTGCCGGTGCGCTCGGGGGCGGAAATTATAGCAAGATAGTGGGGTATTCTCTGCCAATCAAATTTAGTGGGGGGGCTGATGGGAGCGCATTTAAAATTTCCATGATCATCGGGGGTTCCGGACAATTTGATGAATATCCGGATGCGGGCATAGATGATTTCCGGCTCCGCCCTGTGGTCGGCAGTGCGGCGGATATAACGCGGCTGGTTGATGTGACTCTCTATTATGATAATGGCTACAAGGCCCGCGTGCGCGAGCTGATTGGCATCGGTAGTCCCAAGAGGTATGTAGTGCGATCCACATTGTCCAATCTGGACTACAACAGCAATACCAACCCATGCTCCGCTACCTACAGGATTGTTATTGCGCAGTCCGAAATCGGTCATGGAGACGCCTTGGCCGCCGGAGTCTGGCTGGTAATGGGAGGGCTGTCTAATGATACGATTATCAAGCTGGCAGACATCAGGTGCTGGGACACCTACCATGTGCTCTATGCCCCTGTTATTTATCTTGACGCTCAAGCAGGTTTGTATGGAGGGGTTATCAGCGCAGAGTCTCCAACAATCATTAACGGTGTAGGTGGTAATACTTATGTCCGATATGGACTAGAACCCTATCAAAAATCTTGGATTACCAGCGTGACAGAGGAGCCGTACACCGACCCGGAACAACCAACAGCATAAAATATGAATAACGCAGAAATACAGATACGGTTTCCCCTGCCCGGCCAGTGGTACAAATTTACGCTTACCGCTGTGTACTGGGACGCGGAGGGGTACACCCGTACCGACAGCTACACGCAGGACGATATTCCCGCCGACCAAGCCCCGGCCATGCAGGCTGTAGTTGCCGCGCTGGTGGGGCTGGGTGAGGATTGGCAGGCGGCGCAGGTTTGGGCGAGGTTAGGTCACGTGTTGCGTGATTATCCATTCCCTCAGCCTGATGGGGCAGGAGAATGGGTTAAGTCTGTTGAGCTGACCGTTGAGGCCGTCAACCCCCAGGGAGGGCGCCGTACATTCACGGCTGCGGACTACCCGGAATTCACGATCACGAGCCTTGCTGCCGTGGCTTTCTTTAAGCACTTCACCAAACAATAAACCATGAATATCAATAAACAAGACATTGAAAAGGCCCAGCAGGCGGCATCTGCCCGCTGGGGGAATTGGGTCAAGTACGTCATCGGCGCCATCATCGGCGCTCTGGCCGCTGCTGGCTACATCACCGTAACCGGCTGTGGACATTACCCCGGACCGCACGGAGGTCTGCAAGGACGGTTCCTGCCTGATCATCGAGCCGGGCCACCTGTCCTACAGCCAAGCCCAGCCCAAGACGGAGGTGCCGCCCGTCGTTCAGCCTCTCAAGAAATAAGACCATGTGTGATTTTGTGGACAAGCGGCTGGAAACCCTCCGCAAGTACAAGGACATCATCATAATGTTCGGCGGGGCTGGGGCTGCCGTCTGCATCTACATGGACTTCAGGACGGTGGTACAAGAACAAGCGGAAACTTCGGCCAAGACCGCCGAAATACTCCGCACGATGGACCTCCGCCTTTCCAACCTCGAACATCAGACCAATAAATAATATGCCTAATAATTTATGTAACAATTCAGGACGCTCTTTTTCGGATGCTCTCCACGCTTTGAAATGCGGCAAGGGCGCCAGACTGCCGAAGTGGTCTCCGGATGTAGTTATTCGTGCCCAGTTTCCGGACGAGCACAGTAAGATGACAGCTCCCTATCTGTACGTGGAATCCCGTTTCGGGCGGGTGCCGTGGAAGGAAACGTTCATAGAACTTTTTTCCGAAGAATGGGAGATTGTCGATTGAACTGTAAAGTTTTTCTTACCAGTTCTAACTAGTTCTATTAAAAACAAGTTATAACTATGAACAACACTGAAAGAAACATGGCTGCGGCCATCCTCCGCTTTGAAGACAGCCGCGTAACCGGGCCGTCCTCCCTGCGCGTTTCCCGACTCGTCTTCCTGCCGCTGACAAGGGCGGCAAGTGGGAAATTTGCGGCATTTGCGACGGCATTGAACCCGCCGTATTCAACCGCCTCAAGTCCCTGCTGGACGCCGGAAAGCGGGAAGAAGCCTGGGAGGGCTGTCTTCAGTACGTCCTGGACAATACCGCCGCGGTCCGCGCCTGGATTGGCTCCGATGCCCACCCGGCTACGGAATTCATCCTGCGGGACCATTATTTCAATTCCGGTAGCAAGAACACCGGGAAGATACTTCAGCGCGCGTTGAACATCCACGGCGCCGGGCTCACGGTGGACGGCATTGTTGGACCCAAGACCAGACAAGAGCTACAGGACCAGTTGGCCGGCACGGATGAAGCGATATTCCTCATTGGCCTGCAGGAAAAGCGCAAGACGTTTTATCGCTCCTGCAAGCAGTTCCCGACCTTCGGGCGCGGCTGGCTGCGCCGCTGTGATGACGCCTACAGCGTTGCCCGTTCCCTCGTTTAATCCTTACCCCCTATCCGACCCATGAGCAAGAAGCCCCGCAGCCAAAAGGCCGCCAAGACAACCAAGGCCGCTGACATTGAGATTTTCGAGGACCGCTCCCCGCAGGAACGCGGCTATCTCGGCATCTATGAGACCATCACGCCCAAGGTACTGAAAAATGCCCGTGAAAGCGTCCAGACGGGCAACATGCTCGATCTGGAACGCGTGTTCCGCTCGATGAAAATCGAATGGCCGCGGCTGCGGGGCAACTTGCGGAAGCTCCGGGAAAACGTGCAGGAATTGGAGCTTGCCGTGACCCCGTGGGCGGAAAAGGGAAAGAAGCCGACTCCGGAAGCCATCAAGCACGCGAATCTTGTTGAATCCGCCTTGTACCGCTGCCGGCTGGAACAGGGGAAGTGGGAACTGGATTTGAATGGACTGATCGGAGCCTTGGCGGAAGCGCCGGAACGCGGAGTGGGCGTGCTGGAAATCATGTGGGAACCCGGTAAGATACGGTCTCCCCGCGCATATTGCCCCATTCCATCTACATTTTACAAATGGTCCAGCTACCCGGCGCAGATTGACCGCCTTGTACTGTGTCCGGACGGAATAGGGAATAGCCCCGAAATGGAATTCCCGCCTGATAAATTCATTGCCGCCATCAACTGCGACGGGCTTGACCACCCCATGTACGGAGCAAACCTGCTCGCCCTGGTCGGGTGGTTCGGGGCTGCCAAGTTCGGTCTCTCCTGGTTCATGCAATTCTGCCAGATATTCGGTTCCCCTCTTCGTCATGGCAGGGCATCGGGAACGGTGGCCCAGCGGAAGCTATTTGACCAGATGATTAAATTCGGGCAAACCGGTATCCTGGTGACTGACCCGGAAGCACAGGTTGACTTCGTCGACGCCGTCAAGGGGGGGACACAGCTTCCGCACCTGGACATGCTCCGCGAGTCCAATAATGCTTGTGACATCCTGATTTTAGGGCAAACCCTGACCAGCGACGTTTCCAGCAAGGGCGGCAACCGTGCGTTGGGAGAAGTGCATGAAGCCACGGAAAACAAGGTCGTGCTGGCCCGCGGCAAATATGTTGCCGGCATCCTCAACCAGCAACTTGTTCCGGCCATTCTGCGGCTCAACATGGGCCGTCTTCCGGAGCACCTGCCGATCATCTCTTTCAAGGACCCGTCCTCCGGCATGAGCGAAGCAAAACTTGACTGGGTAGACAGGGCAACCAAGATTGTTCCCGTCGCTGAAGAACAGGTTTACGACTGGCTTGACATACCCATGCCTGAAGAAGGGGCGAAACTCTACCAGCCTCCCACGTTCGGAACCGGCGCGGGAACGGAAGAGATGGATGACCTGGACCGGGAATCCCTGGTGCATGCAGCGCGTAAAAAAAAACGCTGAAGCACATTGACGAGATCAACCGGATTGCCGCCCGCATCGGGCGCCAGACGGACCAGGCGGCCCATGAACTGACCTCCGGCCTTGCCGGATTCATGGAAACCCTTATTGCCGACGTCGAGGCCGGGGAAGACCTGGAAACGGTTATTCGGTCTGCCCGTGAGCAGGTGCCGGACCTGTGGGACCAGATAGACACCTCCAAACTGGAAGACCGGCTTGTCAAGGTCCAGCACGCCGCGCTGGAAGCCGGCTGGAACTCCATGCGTGAGCCGGAAACCGCCAATGTGGAAGGATGACGGGCCATGAACATTGAAATTGAAATGAGCGGCTTTGACGCCGTGCTGAATGAGGCCATGAAAATCGTTGCCCCGGAAACGCTGGAAGCCGCGAACCGGGAAAGCGGGGAATACCTGCGGGACTATCTGGCGTCCTGGTACGACAACAAGGGGCGGGAACACTGGGTCAACAACTCCCTGCCTACACACGGCCCGGGCCGCATGTCGACGGGCTGGTTTTCCAACATTGCCCGCAAATGGTTCCTTTCCTCCGCGGATGCTTCCGGAGCGGTTATCACCAACCCTGACGAGGACGGTTCCCTGAGGCATAAAATCAGGGGAGGGACGATCACAGCCAAAAATGCCGGGGCGCTGACCATCCCCCTTGTTCCGGAGGCTCACGGGCGCCGGGCGGCTGATTACCAATCCGAAATCAGGGAATTGTTCACCATCCCCAACAAAAGCGCCCTGTTTGAAGCCGTGGAAGGCGGCGGGGTACGTGCGGTGTACGCCCTGCGCCAATCCATCACACAGGACCCGTGGCCGGACGCCATCCCGGCCAGCGAAGAACTGGCCGCGGCCTATGGCGTCAAGCTCATGGACGTTCTGGCCGCCTCCCTGGATGGCCGAAAGTGAGGGCCAGTCCCAGCTATTTACGCAATCGCGTTTCATGCCATGCTTGGGGCATGGATTTTGAGTTTAACGTCCCTCTTGCGTTCAGTGGTGATTCTCCGGCACGCATTGTATACATGCCGGAGGGCGTGCATTATATCAATGCATCCGTTGGCGGACGGCAGAAGGTGATTGTAGACCGCTCCTGTCTGGACCCCTTGAAACGTGACCTAGCCTTAAAGCTGGAAAAAAACGTCCGTCCTGTCTGTCTGTTTGATCATAAAATGGGGCCAGCCTCCTTTCTTCCGTCCGACTTTGACTATTTGGACGGGGTCGGGCCAATTCTGGTGGGCGAATGGACATTGAGCGGCAAGAATGCCAAGGAGGGAAAAGACTACGGCTATTTTTCACCGGCGTTCAGGCTTGACCTCAACACTTGCAAACCCGTGGGGCTGGAGCCGGATGACATTGAGGTGGGCTCCCTGGTCAATGACCCGGCCTTTGAAAACATTGCCCGCATTGCGGCCAGCAAGGCCAAGCTTGAGAATTTCACGGTCCTTGGACCGGATACCCCCTTGAATAGCGACGGAGAGGATACCGACGCCGTTCATAACCAAACAAACAACACAAATACAACAATGTACGAACTACTGGTTAAATGCGGCGTCCTCACCAAAGAGGAAGCCGCATCTGATAAGGCCGGCAAGATCGCGGAGGATAAAATCAACGACCTGAAGAAAAAATCCGAAGGAGGCGAGAAGTCCAAAGCGGAACTTGAAGCGGCCAAAAAGGAGGCGGAGGACGCCAAAAAGGAAGCGGCCCCCTGCAAGGCGGCCAAGGCCAAGCTGGACGACACCGAAGCCAAACTGAAAGCCGCGGAAGAGGAACTTGCCGAGGTGAAAGCATCCAAGGCGGCTCTCATTGACGCGGAAATTGAAGCCGCCATCAAGGCCGGCAAGATTGCCCCGGAAAACGAAGAAGCCAAGGAAGCGCTCAAGACCGCCCTGACTGCCAATATCAAGGCCGGCAAGGCTTTGATTGACACGATGAAGCCGGACCCCGCGTTTGCGACGGTGGTCGCCAACAAGGGTAAAGGCGGAAGCGGCGGCGAAGAACTCACCGGACGTGACCGCATCATTGAAAACATCAACAAGGAAAAGAACTAAGCCATGGCTTTTTTGACTCTACTGGACATCCAGAAACGCAACGGTTCGGCATCCGACATCGGATTGATCGAAGAAGTGGGTCTTTCCGCTCCTGAAGTAACGCAGCTTGCTTCCGTGGTGGGTTCCAAGACCATGATGAAGACGTTTGTTCGCACCGGCGTCCCCCGTGCCCGGTTCCGTCCGGCCAATGCTCCCATTGGCTATACGTCCTGCACCTACGAAGCAAGGAATGTGGAATTGTTCCCCGTTTCCTCCATCGTTTTTGTAGATACTATTACCTTGGCAAGCTCTGATGATGGAGAGGCTGCCGTTCTGGCTGACGAAGCTTCCGGGATCACGGAGGGCGTTTTGCTTTCCCTAGGGGCCCAGGGTTTTTACGGAACGCAGATCGACAAGAACGGCTTCCCCGGACTTCCGGACTTCATTGACGACACGATGATCATAAGCGCGGACAGCTCCAAAGCTGCCGGCAGTTACGACGGAACGTCCGTCTTTGCCGTCATTGAAGGTCCCAAGGGCGTGCACTGGCGCTGGGGCCGCGACCGGGGAATCAGCCTCGGGCCGTTCAAGGATACGTACATTCCCGGCAAGGACCCGGAAACGGGAGAGCAGGGAGCCATTCCCGGCAAGGCTGCCGATTTGACCGCCTTTGTTGCGCTGGTCAACAACTCCAAGCTGTCTGCCGCACGCCTGAAGAATATCGGAACCGCGGAAGGAACGACTCTGGATGACGACAAGCTGGCGGAATTGCTGGCCTTGTTCCCGGCTGGCTCCCGTGTGACGAAGTTCATCATGAACCGTATGGCCCTGGAACAGCTTCGCAAGAGCCGAAATGTGGTGAGTGTTTCTGTCAACGGAAGCAAGGCGGGCGGGGATTCCTCCGGCTCCGCTCCGATTCCGACGCATGCCCACGGCATCCCGATTCTGGTGACGGACTCCATCGTCAACAACGAAAGCGACCTGACTTCCATCACGGGCATTTCCCACTGGGGCAAGCACGCGCCGAAGAAAGTCGCTGGCAAGAAGAACAAATAAAACAGAGAAAGGAACCTTAAACAGTGAATCCTATCAGACACACCCGCAAGGACGAATTGCTGACGGCCCGGATGAACATGCCGGGCACGAGCAAGACGGCCTATTCCGAAGTACTGGATGCGGGGCAGACGGGTGGCATTGATGAAATGGCGATCGTCATCGAGCACGAAGACCTTCCGGCCCTGGCTGCCGGAAAGAAAATCACGCTGACTTTGGAAGCATCCGAGGATGGCGAAAGTTGGGCCGAGGTGCCGGGGTTCTCCCTGGCTCCCACGGCGGGAGAAGCGGCGGGCGCTCTTGCGAACAGCATTTCCGGACGTGTCCCCTACGACATGGGACGCTACATCCGGCTCAAGGCCGTTGCGGACGCTGCCAGCGGCGACAACACCGCCGCGAAGTGTGAACTCTCCATCCGTGTGTAAACGTCATGGCGCTGGTCCAAATCACGGAAAACACCCTGCGGGCCTTCCTTGCGGACGCCGAAATCACGGCGTTTGATTCGGCAGGTGCAGAAGGTGATTCCCCGGAACGGGCCGGCGCCCTGATCAGAACGACGTGCAACCTTGTTGCCGGCATCGTCAACGCCTCCGGAAAATACCCTGTCCTGGAAACAGGGCAGGGGAAGGTTCCGGAGGAACTGGAACACCCGACGCTTGTCTGGATACGTCACGCCATGCTGGCCGATCTGCCTGACATGGGAGACCTGGAAGGGTCCCCCCGTGCCAAGCAGTACAGCACGGCCAGCGAGATTTTCCGGGCCGTCCGGCAGGGTAAATTCTACCTTGCCCCCTATGACTCGGAAAGCAGCGGCGTTGAGGTGTTCGGTGCCGGGGAACCCTATCAAAACTGGTGCGAACTATGAGCGCTCTACCTGCAAGCCCGCGCATCGCCATCGGGGAAAAAATCTATCAGAAGATCGTTTCCCTGTGCGCCCATTACAACGGGGGGGAAGACCCCGGTATCGTCATGCGCGGCTGGGATGCAAGCTTGAAAGCCCTGATTGACCAGAAGCTTTCCAAGCTGGGAATTTGCGTGCTGGTGTGCGCCCCGAAGCGCAAGCCCCTTCAGGAGTACGGAGGCACAAATGCCGCCATCCTGACAACCAAAATCGTCATTGAAAGCAACCCTGTCCTGAAAAAGTCCGATGCGACCGCCGTGCTCGGCTGGGATGCGGACGATCTGGCCGATTTGCTCGCCATCGGGCTTGAAGGGCACCGGGAATTCAACTGGCTACCCAGCATGAAGCTCAAGGTGACAAGCACGGAGTCAAGTCGGGTACAGATGACCAACAAGGCCGTTACGATCACCGTTGAACAAACAGCAATATTGAAACATGGCAACTAAAACCACCACCCCCGCGCCCCCCGAAGGC